CCCACCTACGTTTCAGTGTGAGGCTGTAGGGCCTAGCTGATTCGTCCAAGTGCTCCGGCCGATGGCTGGGCAAGTCCAAGATGTTCTGCTCTGCAGACACCAAGGAGCCAGTTCCAATCGTCCGCCAACACTTCGCAAGCGCCGCATCCCCATCAAGGGGATCCGGATCGCACGGTGCAACCCCGACAAAGCAACGGAATTCTTTCCGCTGCAAATCGCGGTTCCAACGCTGAGGAGGCGAGCCTTCGCTGTTGACCCACCAACCCATTGCTGCGCTCTCTTTGGAGACCCTGGGAAGCTTACCCAAGATCTTCTCTACGGTAATCTTCATCACCGTAGCCGTCGAACTGTAACCTGCTTCCTCAAGCATGTTAGCAGTCGCGACCCAAGAAACAAGCGCGGAAGCGTCAGCTCGATTGCGTGGACACGTCGAACGAAGGTACACGGGTGTGACCTTCTCGCCGTCATACGCATCCACACCGCAAGACTCTCTGAACTTGCCAGTCCAAAAAGACTTACGGCCGTTGACTCGAAAGCCTAGGGCTTCCAAGTCTTCGACAATCGCAAGTGCCTCGTCCGCGGGAACGATTAGATCGTCCCCGTAGACGTAAACGCCCCGTGCGAACGAACGCACAGAACGTTCCGAAGGACAGTCGTTCGCCCTGTAGATTCTCGATGCGATGATGCTGGCGTAAAACACCAGCGACTCCACCGGGAAGCAGAGCGCGGACCCCATCGACGCGAACTTCTGGATTCTGTGGATAGCTCCACCCGGAAGTTCTGCGAGCACACTCCGCGCAGCCTCAGCCAGCGCCCGGAAAACCGGTGCTGATTGAAACAGCGTAGAGAAGTGCCACATTGAAACCCTGTCGCTCGCCTCTTTCATGTCCAGTGTCGCAAAGTTTGCGCCAGCTGAACCCAAAAGGGCGAAGTCCTGGTTGACCGTCTGGTCGCCAAAATTGACGTGCCCGGCGGTCAGCGGTGATCGGTCGATCGCCGCCCGCAAGACTCCGCTGAGAGCCTGCTGTGCATACTGCATGCAAACAGGCTCAACAGCGATAATTCTAGGGGACTTCAAAGTCTTAGGAACGAGTGTAACCCTCACGGGCGACTCGCTCTCAGGGCCGACGAGCGTTGGCCAAGCATCAAGAGGGTTGGGTTCGAAACGCACCCGGTTCCCAAAGATGTCTTTGGTACTTCGGGATTGCCCCGATCCATACCGCTCCCAACTGAAGCCGGCGCTGGCTAGGCGCTGATGCCAGACCTCAAAAACCCACTTCCGGTTCCCGGAAATGCGTTCTTGGGTAGCTCCTGGGCCGTGCTTGGGCTCTAGCTCTTCGCAGAGCATGTCCAGGTTCAGGTCCGCCGTTATGACCCGGCAAACCATCCTGAAGTATCGAGCCAAGCGGCTAGACTCAGGTTGGGCCACCAACTCATCATCCACCCTGACGTAGTCCGCGATCGCAGCCAACTGCCTCTGCGTTGAGCAGGGCAGGTTGACCTTCTTACCGAAGAGACAGCATTGTCTCACGGCTCGAATACAGTCGATACGCGGGTTAGTCAGTAAACAACCGTTCTTGTCGAAAACATGGAGCAGGAATCCCGACATCATTGCCGGAATTCCGGGCCATCGCCTCCCGAAAGAGGAGAATGACCCAGGATCCACCCGCCCGACCGCCAGCGCTCTTTCGAGAGACTGGCAGAAGGTTGGTAGAGTGATAGTAATGAAACTATCACCCTCGTTCTCGACGCGTTTCCGCAGCGTTTTCACGTCGCGGAAAACGGGGACACTACACTTTCTGCCGCAATCCAGCAGCAGAACCGCGAGGAGGTCTACAAGGCTTTTCATGCTCAGCTCCTTTCAAGGGGCAAAAGCATTCCAGGGTGCTCACCGGAGTCCCCTAGAGCCTACAGACCAGGCCACCCACATGACGAACTCCTTCCGCAGGGGAGGGCTGACGCACCGCTGTGAAGCGGATAGTCAGCTGCCTGAAGAAAGACCTGATGGATCAGGTTTCGCCATTCACCAACTTCAACAGGTTGGCGTCGGTCGCCCAATCTCTCAACGCTTTCGCGATGAGTTGAGCATCGGCCGGCGTCAGACCTGTCAACGGGAAGTCCACCGTCAGCGTAGCCGTCATCGAAGCCAGAACATTCTGGGCAGGGATGAGCGGATCCGCACAGGCGGCATCTCGTCGAAGTCGGGCGACGACACGGTTCCGGGCCTTGAACTGGTGGCTCAGGATGAAGTCATAGACGACTCCTGAATCATTCAGCTTGTACTCGGATTGCGAGTCAGTCCTTCCCACACAGGGAAGAGACTTTGCCACGGTGGCGTAGGTCACGGATTGGGGATCGGCGAACACGTCGAGTCTCCACACGGGATCTATCGGACAAAGCTCTTGGAAATACCAAGAGCTGCGAGGATGCCAAGCTGATAGCCGGTCAGGCTACCTGGCTTGACACCCAAACCGAATGGGTTTCCCCCACCGACGCGCGATTTCGTAGTAGTGACCTCCTGGTAAACAAACGTACCATCGAAGGACGGTGCGTACCAGTAGTCACCCATCGAAGTACCGCGGCCAAAGCACGATGTCTGGACTGAGATCGTGCGATTCACCTCCACACTCCGCATGACGTGAGAGTGAAGACAGGTGAGGTTATCGACTGCGTTATCACAACTGTTGGAGATTACATCTCCAACATTTGCGAACCAGTCGATGAGCCACGACCAGGGCATAAGCTCCCAGAGGACGTGCGGAGTCGGATTGACTCCGTAGAGGGCCTCGACAGCACGCCTGGTCCACTGCGGGCTACCGATGTTTGGGACGTAATAGCGGAATCGTCCGCTAAACCATACCCTCTCGGTAGTTTTGATCATGTCTGTGACGTAAGTCGCCCCCGGATAGTAATTCGGAGGTGCTCCACAGACTCCATAGAAGGGGTACGCATACGCTTTAGCGTTATACGGTCCCGCTTCAGTGGACGTGTTACTGTAAATCGTCGCCCTCCGTCGGATAGTCTTGCCGTTCTCATTGACGAGTTGGGCAAGTTTCTTTCCGATGGTCTGTTGAAGCGCAAAGCACTTCTTCAGATCGTTTACGAAAGGGCGCCACCCGAAGACAATGTTTAGATACTCGGAACCAAGGTTCCGGAAATCCAAACATTCCTTCATCAAACCCTTAGCCAACCCAGTGAGACCTCCCGCCGCGAGGCGAGGGGCTAAACGGAGAAAGGCTTTGGGCACAGTCGGTAGATCTCGGAGTTCACCGATGAATTGCCCGAGATCAGCGACTGGATTTCCAGGGCGGGCTTTTCGGAAGCCTGTAGCATAAGCGTTCGAAAGAACGTTCTGCTCGTCTGCCCATGACTGGGCTGACGCCTGGGAGGGTGCAGTCGTAGTCTGCGTGACCTTACCAAGATTAACGCCGTGAAGGCAGTAAGCTTTGGTCTGGCCCGCGACGCGACACGGGAAGATGCGTGTGCCGGTATGCGATCGTTCGCATTTAACCACGCGAAACGCACCTCCACCACTCCAGGCTCCGTTTGGGAGCCTCTTGTGGTTTTCAGTAACAAGAAGACCTTCGTAGAGAGAGTCCCACACCTTCGTGAGCTGGTTGGCAGGCAAGCTGGTATCACCAGCGAGCTGATACCCACCAGAGAGCCTCACGGCAGGGGGGCGGGGAATGGGCGGCACAGGAAGTGCAACCCTCCCGTTCCGCATCACCGCATCGGTCGGGTTGTTGTGCTTCGTCCAATCCTCATAAAGAGGATTCTCGGGAAGCTTTCGACCCAGCGTTGCAGGTGGATGCATGATCGCGTACACGTCCTTCGGGGTCGTATCAACGACCTTTCGGGACTTACATTTGTGCAGGCCAACCCTTGGAAAGGGTTCGCCGCAGATGTCGCACGTGATCGGCAGCTCCCACCCGTCACTGAGTTCCCGAACAACGTCGGGAGTGGCGGACATTCTCTCTCTCCTTGAACGGTGGCACCAAACGGTTGGCATGGGTTGGGAAGCAGCTAGTGTAGTGCTACTACCCAGGAGGGCCTTCGGG